TCCAACCTCACCCGGTCCAACAAACATAGCTCAATTTGCATCTTTAAAGGCTAAGTTAAATTCAATATTAAGTAATACAGTACAATTAAAATAATATGGGATTAGGGGATAATATAGGTAATAGTGTAAATGACACCATTGGTGATGCAACTGATGCAGCATCGGATGCAATTGATAATGTAACTGGTGCCGTTGGTGATATTGTTTCATCAATACCAACTGAGTTACCAGAGTTACCAGAATTACCTGCGTTACCTGAGATACCAAAGTTACCTAAGATTCCAAAGATATCATTGCCAAAATTACCACCACTTCCTAAGTTCAAAAAAAAGAAATTGAAAGAAAATCCTAAATTGAAAAAAGGATTACCAAAGATACCAAAAGTTCCTTCATTGGAACTACCACCAATACCAGAGTTACCTGAATTACCGAATATACCAGCAATACCAGAACTACCAAATCTACCAGAACTACCCGATGTGGGTGATATAGTAGATGGGGCTGTGGGTGCAGCAACTGATGCGGTTGATAACGTTATTGATAAAATTCCATAAAATGTCTTGGTCACTATTTAAAAAAAATATATTAAGGAAAACTAATCCAAACAATAATCCTTCATTAAATATTAATGAAGTGGCAACTATTTGGGCAGATGAATATGATGCGGTAGTAAAGAGGGGAAAGGATTTATTAAATTTGGAATCGGTTCAGAAAGGTAATAAGGATTTAGCTAAAGCACTTTTCCAAATTGCATTACTAAAGGGGTTAGCAACTCCACCTGGAGTTAACTTCTCATTGGTAAATGAATTTGGTAATGGTGTTAAGGCATATTGGGTTGGTGCACAAATGAATCCATTTCCAATACCATTAATTCCAGCACCAGGTACAATACAAAACATAGTAGTTAATTCAAATATAGCAACTAATCCAGGTACTTGGCCAATGTATCCACCATTAAAACCTGCTAAAAAACAAGTGATAATGGTTAATATGTTTATTTTGGCAGCAACGGTACATTTATTTAGTGTAGGTGGGATTATACAAACAACATCATTATACCCATCGGCACCATCACCTATCCCATCACCAGGAGTTATATCATGGACTGCATATTTAATACCTCCAAATATACCAATACCAAATATTAACTTTCCATCTTCAGATGGTAGTGAACCGCCGGTATTAGAACAAGTGGTTGATGATAGTGTTTCTACATTAACACCAACTCCACAGTATGTTGATAGCGATGTAGATGTATTAGGTACTCCAATATTAAAGGATGTTATAGATGAGACTATACCAGATGATGTAATTGATGAAGAATTAGAAAATATTCTACCAGATTTCATACAACAATTAGAAATGGGTGGAACAAAGTGCAAATAAAAATCAAAAAACAATAAAACAAATATTTATATAGAAAGGAAACCATTACAACAATGAATACTGAAAAATTAGTTAAAGCAATACAAATCATAGTAGCAGAAGAAATCAAAGTGGTTCTTCCTAAACTAGTCAAAGAAGGTGTAAAGAAAGAAATGGCAAAGTTGTTAAGAGAAAACAAACAACTTAAAAAAGCCATAACACCAAAGCAACCAACATTTATGGATAATAATGTTGAGGAAAGACCAATCCAAACAGAAAGAGTTTTAAGTAAAAACCCAATGTTAAACAAGGTATTACAACAAACACAACCACTTAGTATAAGTGAAAATACATCTAGAAGTGTATTAGATAGACAACCACCTGCTTATGCTGGTGCACCAACTGAAGTTTCTGAAAGAACAATGGAGTTTGATTCAAACTCAACTCATACATTGGGAGCACAAAGTATAGCTGATAAAATGGGTTATGGTGATATGAAACCAACTGGAGTAAAATCTGGATTGGGAGTATCAACTGGACTAGCTGGGCTGGATAGAGTTTTAAATAGAGATAATTCTCAGTTAATAAAAGCTTGGGATAAATCAAAAGGTCCTTGGAGACCTGGAATGTAATATAGATTATGGCAGTTGAGTTAGGAAGAAGAATCGTTAAAGATACCAAATCGTATAGTAGTTATGCAATTGGTATTACTTTACCATTACAATTTGGTGAGAATACCTTCGAGCAATCTTTTCAAACCAAAGACCAGATTAAATCAAATATTAAAAATCTTCTACTTACTAAAAGAGGTGAACGTATTTTACAACCTCAATTTGGTAGTGGTTTACAATCATTATTATTTGAACCAAATGTAGATGATTTAGAAGGTAGAATTGAAGATACTATAAATGATAGTTTAAAACAATGGTTACCATATGTTACAGCTGACGAGATTAATATTGAATCTACTGATGAATTGAGAGATAACAATAAAATAAATGTTTCAATTAAATTTAAAATAGGAGACGATATTAATTTAGAAACTCTAACATTCACGGTGCAGGGATAATACGATATGGCAATAACAAAAACATCAAAGAACTTTAAGAACAAGGGTAAAGACATAAAATATCTTAACAAAGATTTTGGTGCCTTTAGGGGTAATCTAATAGAGTTCGCTAAAACTTACTTCCCAAAAACATATTCTGATTTCAATGAGTCATCACCTGGTATGATGTTTATTGAAATGGCATCATATGTTGGTGATTCGCTTTCATATTATGTAGATGATACTTTAAAGGAATCGTTAATGGTTCACGCTGATGATATTGAGAATGTAATAGCACTTTCACAATACTTAGGATACAAACCCAAAGTATCAGCACCAGCAGTAACAACTCTTTCCGTTTACCAACTACTACCATCAATAGGAGCTGGTTCAGATAATACGTTTGATACAACTTACTTTTTGAGAATTAAAGAAGGTATGAGAAGTGAGTCTACTAATGGAATAGAATTTATTACTCAAGATGTTGTAGATTTTTCTGATGATAGAGATAGAGAAATTACAATATATCAAAGAGATGGGGTTAGTGGTGAACCTACATTCTATTTAGTTAAAAAACAAGTTCAAGCAATATCAGCTGCAATAAAAACACAAGAAGTGACATTTGGTGCGTTTAAAGAGTTCCAAAGTATTGAATTGGCCGATACTGATATTATAGATATATATGATGTGAGGGATTCCGATGGAAATAAATTTTATGAAGTTCCTTATTTAGCACAAGAGTTAGTATTTACAGATTACCCAAATACTGAAAACAATGACCCTGATTTATTTCAATTTAAAGAAACAACACCATATATCTTAAACACACTTAAAACATCTCGTAGATTCGTAAAACAAGTAAACCCAAACAGTACAACGACTATTCAGTTTGGAAGTGGAGACCCTACTGTTAGTGAGGAAACAATAATTCCATCTTTTAAAAATGTAGGATTGGGATTGCCTAATTCTATTTCTAAATTAGAAGAATCATTTGACCCAACTAACTTTTTGAAAACTAAAACATATGGAACATCCCCATCTAATACAACTATGACTGTAAAGTATTTAGTTGGTGGTGGTGTTGAATCAAATGTTAAGAAAGGTACAATTACTCAAATTAATGGAGTTGAGTACGAGGAGGATATAGAATTATTCACATTGGCCCAATTGGGTGTATATAATGCAGCTAAGAACTCAATAGCAATTGATAACGAAGTTCCTGCAACGGGTGGTAAGGGTGGTGATACGATTGAAGAGATTAGACAAAATGCATTAGCAAATTTTGGTTCACAAAATAGAGCAGTAACATCAAAGGATTATCAGATAAGAGCTTTATCAATGCCAACTAAGTTTGGAGCTATTGCAAAAGCATACGCTACGGCAGATGGTACACTAGATAACAATTCACCGTCTTCTATTTTAGCCTCACCAAATGCTCTTAAAGAGTTTACTGATTTAGTTGAGGGATTTGTAAATAAACCAGAGGAGGAAGAACCCAATAGAAAATCTATTCAAGAGGAAATAAAAAAATTCTTAGTTGGTAAGACTTCAAATAATAATGAAAAGAATAATCCATTTGCAATAAATCTTTATTTATTAGGATATGATTCAAACAAAAAATTATCAGTTCTTAATAGAGCAGTAAAAGAAAATTTAAAAACATATTTAACTGAATATAAAATTCTAACTGATGGTATAAATATTAGTGATGGATTTATAATCAACATAGGGGTAGAATTTGAAATAGTAACATTAAAGAATTATAATAAAAGTGAAGTACTATCAGAATGTATAGCTGAATTAAAAGAGTATTTTACCATAGATAGTTTCACATTTAATAATACGATTAACATTTCTGAATTAGAATTGATTGTAGCAAATGTTGATGGAGTTAGTTCAGTTCCAAAATTAAAAATTGTAAATAAGTGTGGTGGTCAATACGCAGATAATTCATACAATGTAGAAGCGGCTATTAAAGATAAGATATTATATCCATCTTTAGACCCATCGGTTTTTGAAATTAAATATCCAGATTCGGACATAAAAGGAAGAGCAAAATAATGGCATACTATTTTCTAACAGCATCAAAAGATGCATCGGTTTACCTACAACAACCAGACCAAAACGCTGGTTTAGATGAGGTATTGGAAGTAAGTAAGGTTTACTATGGTGGTGTTAAAGATGTATCAAGAGCATTCATTAAATTCGATACCAGTGGATTCTCATCATCACTATCAGCCGGTAGTGTTGGTTTCGAAGAAGCTAAACTTATATTAAAAGAAACTGAATCCGAGGAAGTTCCTTTGGAATTCAATATTAACATTTATCCAGTATCCCAAAGTTGGGAGATGGGAAAGGGTACTCGATTTGATAAAATAGAAACATCTGGTATAACATGGAATTATAGAGAAGGTGATTCATCACTTAGATGGGTTAACAATATAGTGGGAGGACTTCCAGTTTTTGCTGCAAACTCAACTGGTTCTTTTGCTGGTAAAGGTGGTGTTTGGTATTCTAACTTAAATAGTTCACAAGAATTTACATATAAAACAGAAGATATTAATGCCGATGTAACTACCATTTTCCAAAG